CCCACCTCGCCAGATGACCTTGCCTATGATCCGGTGCTCATTGCTGTCCTCTCGGGACATGTTGCGGTCCGGATATTGATCCTTGTCTTCGTTGTCGCTCCGGATGATCCAGCGGCCGAAGTGACATGAAACCAGCCTCTTGACGATGACGCCCTCAGTTCCAGCCAGGACGAATATCTGATGATCTTCGGGCTCAATCTTAGACAAATCGACTAGCAGCACATCTCCGTTGCTGATCGTCGGCTCCATGCTCTCGCCATCAGCGTATATCACTGCCAGACTCTTTGGGCTGACACCCTTCGCCTTGAGCCAGTCGCGCTTAAAAGCCAGGGTGGCTCGAATCTCAACATGCGGATTCTCACTTCCCAGCCCGGCCGCAGCTTTGGCATCGTACTGAGGCACCAAGGCGTATCGCTCTTCACTGAGGCCGGCAACATCAAGACGATCTGGGAAGGGCGCGTTCGCCGCTTCGCGATCAGGCTCTTTGACTCCATCTGTATGGCTGGCGCGCCTGATTCCGGAAGCCAGGGTTGGGCTCACCTCTGATGGCTCAAACTGAAGCTGCTCGGCCAGTTTGACAAGAGCCTCAAGGTTAAGCGCAACGCGCCCAGTCATGTACTGGCTAACGGTGCTTTGCCCAGACTTCCAGCCACATTTTTCGCCCAGCTCGGCCTGGTTCAGTATTGGACTGTCACCGCGCTCACGCGATTCCTTGACTCGCTTCTTGTAGATAGCCTGGAGGCGCTTGGCGTCGTCCAGTTGGGATTGCGACAGGGGGGTTCTTACGGGCTTTTTCATCTGGGTGATTAAGTAGCAGAGCTGATATTTATGCAAACAGCACTGCTGCTGTTGTGCTTGATAAATCAATAACAGCAGTGCTAATGTTTGTGCGGGAATCCAGCGAGAGCACACCATGAAGACCGTAACCCTCATTGAATACCTGGCTGAGCACGGCACGCAGGCTGATTTGGCCAAAGGGCTTGGCGTGCAGCAGAGCGCTATCTCTCAGATGCTCCGCGCCAAACGGAACATAACCATCACGATCTGTGACGACGGGAAGTTGGAGGCTGTTGAAACCCGCCCGATCCCGGCGCGCAAGTCCGTTGCCTGACCCCGACCATCTACCGGCCAGGAGGCCCGTCATGACGAGTCAAAAAAGAATCACCGTTCAAGAGGTTGAAAATCAGGCTGCGCACCGCCGCCAGATCGAACTGATATTTGCCCGGGCCTGCGCTGAGTCGCTGAAGGAATCGGTCGGTTTCATCTTGCGTGACGACTTGAAGGAGGAGAAGGCCAGGGCTCACGGCGAAGCGTTTGCCTCGGCCTTCGTGTTCATGTCGCGCTACTTCACATCCGAAGCGGCTGCGTCACAGCAGGATGAGATTGCTTCTCGCCAAGACCACTCGCGTAGTACTCCCGAAGCTGCATCTCAAGCGAGCGAAGCATCTCTTTGTCCAGAGTTGCTGTCGTTGCTGAAAACCCAAAAGTCGACCCAGGAACGTATCGACCAGCTATTAGCGCGTTGAGGGTGTCGCGTGCCATTTGCTCTACAGATTTTTCGGTCATGTCCGGCCTCCGATGGCCTTTTCGTGTGGAAGCAAAAAGCTACCACGGATGCGCCGGACTCCATCTTCCGCCGATCCCGAGAGTCGCTCGGGGTTGAGAAAGGCTAATCCCGGAGAAACGCCACGTCATGCGAACCGAGTCGCACACCCTGATTTCCACGCTGCTCGGCGTGGTGAACCAATGGCGCCGCCGAGAGGGGTGGAGCCGAGAGACCGTCGTCCAGCACATCGTGGAGGCGCACGAGCGCATCCAGGGAGCGCTGGTCACCGGCATCGTCTTCGACCCGCCAACGCGCGATACAACTGAGCGGATGAAGGTCAACGCCGACCGCGTGTTCCGCTGGCTCGACGACGGAACCAAGGACACCAACCTGGTGCCGGCGAACTTCGTTCCCAGCATCCTCGCGGCGCTGCCGACTGACCTGAAAGTCCAGGCCCTGGGCGACATCCTGACGCCGCTGGGCGTGTCGGTGCGCTTGATCGGCGGCGATGCCGGCCAGCGGCCGGAGGTGCTCTGCATGCTCCGGACACTCATCAAGGAGAACGGTGAGGCGCAGCAGGCTGTTGCCAACCTCGTCGACGGCGCTGATGACCAGGAACTGCAGGAGGCCCACCGGGAGCTCTCCGAATCCAGGGCGGCGACAGATGAGGCGCTGCGGATGATCGACCAGATGCGCCGGCCGCGCCTTGTTCAGGGGTAGCCGTGCCGTCCTTCCAGATTGGCCAGCCGGACGGCGGAGAGTTCCGTGGTCCGGACGCTCGCCCGGTCGCCGAGGTACTCGATTGCGTGCTGAGCGGGCTCGGTAGAGCCGTACCAGTCCCGGCGGGAAGCGTCGAGTTTCACCAGCAGATGGCTCTGCAGGCCGCCCAGCAGATCAAGCAGAGCTACAGCCAGATCGCGAAAGAGAAAGCTCGCCGGGAGTGCCTTGCGCATCTCCGGGCATCGTTACGCAGGCCGAAGGAGGCCTTCCATGTCGCTCCCTGAGCCACTGGTCCCGCAGGAAGTTGACCTGCGCGGGCTGACATTTATGCCGCTGGACGTTGCCAGGCTGCGCGATAGCGACCTAGCCATCGAGGCTACCGGCGACGAATTTCGCGCCGCAGTCCTGCTGTGGTGCGCATCTTGGGGACAGGTTCCAGCCGGTTCCCTACCAAATTCCGACACAGCTCTTGCTACCTATGCCGGGTATGGCCGAGGCGATATCAAGGGCTGGCGCAAGGTACGTGAGGGCGCCTTGAGGGGCTTTATCGAGTGCTCCGACGGCCGTCTTTACCACCCCGTCGTGGCCGATAAAGCCTTGGAGGCCTGGGCCGAGCGCGTCGAGTATCGCGAGGCCAAGGACAACGAAAAAGCCCGGAAGCAGAAGGAGCGCGAGGACCGCAAGCGGATGTTCGATGCGCTCCGTGCAGTCGGGATCGTCCTGCCCTGGAACACCCACACGTCAGAGCTCAGGTCACGCTTCGAGAAGATCGTTAAACCTGTGACAAGTCACGAACCTGTCACTGTGACAGGTCACGTACCTGACACGGCTAAGACAGGGACAGGGACAGGGACAGGGACAGGGATTAAAGATCAAGAGCTAAGTCCTACTGACGTAGGACTCGTTGACGCTTCGCGCCAACCAGCACCGTCGACCGACGAAGACCTGTTCGAACCTGAACAACCCGAGAGCCTGAACGGCCACCACCACGGAATCAAACCGTGCCCGGCACAGGCCATTGCAGACCTGTACCACCAGGTGCTGCCAGAGCTCCCAGCAGTCGCCCTGCTGAACGACACCCGACGGCGCCACCTGCAAGCCCGATGGAGGGAGCACGAAGCCCACCGCTCGCTGGACTTCTGGCGAGAGCTCTTCGAAACCGTCAAGGCCTCCCCGTTCCTGATGGGCAATGTCCCCGGTCGCAACGGTGCGAAGCCATTCCGCGCCACGTTCGACTGGATCATCGCGCCGTCGAACTTCGTGAAGATCGTCGAGGGAAATTACCATGCGTGACCCGTTCAGCCTGGAAGCCGAGCATGGCGTTCTGGGTGCCATGCTCCTGCGCAACGAGTTGATCGACGTGCTGTCGGCAGAGCTGACCCCGGAGGATTTCTACTGGCCAGAGAACGGCGACCTGTACCGCGCCATCCTGGCTCTACACAGCGACAGCCAGCCGGCAGACATCGTGACCGTCGGTGAATTCCTGGGCGACCGATACCAGGTCCAAACCACTGACGGGGTGATCACCGGGCTGGCCTACATCGGCCAGATCATCCAGAACACTCCCAGCGTGGCGAACGCCGGAACCTACTCGCGGATCGTTCGGGAGCGAGCGGTTGACCGAGCTCTGGCGGCTGCGGGGGACAGACTTCACGAGTTGGCGCTCAGCGAGGCCGCCCAGGCCGACAAGGTCGGCGCCGCCCAGGCCATGGTCATGGCGCTCGACTCGAAGACTTCGACGCACGAGGTGCGCCATGCCGCTGACGTGCTGACCGACCACATCGAGGAGTTGCAGCGCCGCTCCGACCTCGGCGGGAAGCTGGATGGTCTGGCAACCGGCATCGGCGACCTGGACCAGAAGCTCATGGGCCTGAAGCCTGGCGACATGGTCGTGATTGCTGGTCGTCCTGCAATGGGCAAGACCGCGCTGGCGATCAACATCGCCGAGCACGTCGCCTGCGACCTGGGTGACCCGGCCCTGGTGGTCTCGCTGGAGATGACCAACGGCGGGCTGATGGATCGCATCCTGGCATCGCTTGGTCGGATCCCGCTCACCGCGATCAAGGACGGCTCCGCACCGTCCAGCCATGGTGCCGAGCTGGGATCTGCCTCTCTGAAGGTCAAGCGCTCGAAGTTGTACATGGCCGATCGCCCCGGGCTGAACGCCGCTCGACTGCGGGCCCTGGCCCGGCGTCACAAGCAGCGCCATGGGTTGAGCCTGCTGGTGGTGGACTACCTGCAGCTCCTGGAGAGCTCCGGCAAGTCGACTCGCACCGAGGACGTCAGCGACATGTCCCGCCAGTGCAAGCTGCTGGCTATGGAGCTTGGTATCCCTGTGATCGTCCTGTCGCAGCTCAACCGATCGCTGGAGCAGCGGCCGAACAAGCGTCCGATGATGTCCGACCTCCGGGAGTCCGGCGCGATCGAGCAGGACGCCGACGTGATCATGTTCGTGTACCGAGACGAGGTCTATCACCCGGACACCCAGTACCGCGGCGTGGCTGAGTTGATCATCGCGAAGCACCGCAACGGCGAGCCAAGCACTGTCCGGTGCGCGTTCCTGGGTAAGTACTCGCGATTCGAGCAGCTCGCTCCGGGCGCGCTGGACGAGTTCGATTTCGACGAGCCTCAGCAGGCGCCGAAGGTCACCAGCATGGCGGAGCGCTACCGCGGGATGAAGGGAGGGCGCGCCAATGGCTGACCTCCGTCCAGTGATGTTCACCGTGCCCGGCGAGCCGGTAGGGAAGGGGAGACCGCGCATCGGTCGCGTCGGCGCCCACGCCAGGATGTTCACGCCGGCGAAGACGGCGAACTACGAGGGGCTGATCGCGCACGCCGGCCACCAGGCCATGGCAGGTCGCGCGCTGTTCGAGGGCCCAGTGCTGGTCGAACTCGACATCGCGCTGAGCATCCCTCAATCGATGTCGAAAAAGCGGAAGTCGCTGGCCCTGGCCGGCGGCCTGTACCCCACCAAGAAGCCCGATATGGACAACGTGATCAAAGCGATCTACGACGGCCTGAACGGCGTGGTCTGGAAGGACGACGTCCAGGTCGTGAAGGCGGTGGTGGGGAAGCGCTACGGCGAAACGCCAGGCGTGCGAGTGAAAGTCGTCCCTCTCCTCGAGGGCGAGCAGTGACTACAGGAAACTACAGGGGAGAGTCGAAATGAGACTGATCAGCGCGCGCCAGGCTTGGCAGGACGCGTACCACATCCCGGGCGCGTCGGTGATGGCGAAAGCCATCGAAGACGCCGAAGAGGCCACGCGGAGGACCAGGGCGAAGCGCCGCAAGAAACTGGTGGCCCGCTTCCCCGAGGGGTACCAGGGCGAGAGCAAAGAGCCGGAGGGCCTGTTCCCCATCGACTCCCAGATCATCGCCGCCTACGAGACGCGGACCGGGCGGGCCGCGGGAAACCTGAACCGCTGCCAGCACATGCTCGCCGCCGGCAAGGTGATGCATGCGATCAGCACGCTTCCGGCGCCGCTGCAGCATCTCGGCCACTTCCTGTACTCGCCGCTGGCGAACGGGGTCGACCAGAACCGCGCGCAGTCCTTCCTGTACTTCTCGGCGGATCTCCCGAAGATGAACAAGCCCCGCCAGGAGGTCGCTTACTGGGTGGCCTTGGCGGCTATGCACTCGTGGAAGGACATGGTCAACGGCCGGGAGGAGTGGTGGCCTGGCAAGGTAATCCAGTTCCTGGCGGACTGGCCCGGGTTCGTACTGTACGCCGCGAATTGGGAGCGTGACTGGGCGGCGATCTGGGAGATTTTCATGCAGGAGCTCAATCGGCTGGACGCCCAGGCGCTGGTGCCGGTGGCGCAGGTCGTTGCCGCCCAACGAGACGCCGCTTGACATTTTGATAAGAGATTTGGGAGTATTTTCCCAGTTTGCGAAGTAGCACCCAATCAAAAGATTCCCCCGAAAACCCGGCCCTGGCGCCGGGTTTTTTCGTTTCTGGAGTACCCCATGGCTGAACCGACGAGCAGCGGAGCAGTAGCAGCAGCCGGCGCCGTCGGGCTCACTGCCACAGCGATCATCCCCGGTGTTGACGTTAATGCGGTGATCGGCGGCTTTGCCGGAGCGTTGTTGTTCGTGCTCTGGGCCCACGACCTGACCATGGCCAGGCGCCTCGGCTACCTGCTGGCGTCTTGGGTGGGCGGCTACTACGCCGCCACCGAGGCTGTCGGGCGGGGCGCGACCCAGTTCTCCGGGCTGCCCGCACTGGTCACCGCCGCGCTGATCGTCACGATCCTGATCGGCGTGCTCGACTGGATGATTGGTGGCCGCGCGCCGGCGTGGCTCCAGATCGTTCTGCAGCGCATCGTCGGCATGATCGGAGGTCGGAAAGATGGTTGACCTGGTGACCCTGGCGGCTGCGGCCGTCTGCGGCGCTATCAGTTGCCGCATCTTCACGTACCAGCGCCACGGTGCCACGTACCGGTTCGGCGTCTCGCTCTGCGCGTACATCCTCGCCGCTGGGACCGGCATGCAGGCGCTGTCGATCAGCCTGGCCGTGCTGATGGCGCGCCACGCAACGCCGATATCGCCCTACCTGCTGGCGGTCCTGGTTGTGCTGCTGGTGCTGGTCTACCGCAACAAGGGCAACATCGCGCCCATCCTGAGGCTCAGTTGAGGTGATCCATGGCGCTGACCAAGAAACAGCGCCTGTTCGTCGACGAGTACCTGATAGACCTCAACGCGACGCAGGCCGCGATTCGGGCCGGCTACAGCACCCGGCGCGCGACGGAGATCGGCTATCAACTGCTTCAGCGGCCGGAGGTCGCCCAGGCCATCCAGGCCGCCATGGCCGAGCGCTCGAAGCGCACCGAGGTCGAAGCCGACTATGTGATCCGCCGCCTGCGCGAGATCGACGAGATGGACGTACTCGACATCCTCGAGGACGACGGATCGTTCCGGTCTATCCGCGACTGGCCCAAGGCCTGGCGCCAGTTCCTGTCCGGCATCGAGATCGCCGAGTTGTTCGAGGGCCGCGGAGACGACCGCCGCATCGCCGGCGTGCTCCGCAAGGTCAAGTGGCCGGACAAGCTCCGCAACCTGGAGCTTCTGAGCCGTCACGTCGGCACCGAGTCTGCCGCGCTCGACTTGGAGCTCAAGCGCCTGGATGTCGCGAAGAAGCGCGCCGAACTGAAGCTGCTGGAGAACCCTGAGGATGAAGCGCCGCCAACCAGCGTCGCGGTGACCATCATCGACGCGAGGGTGCGCGATGCCGACGCTTAACGTGCCTCAGGCGAAGTTCCTGGCCTTGCCGAACAAGTTCTGCGGCTTCGTGGCTGGGTTCGGGTGCCTGCGAGGAAGCACCCTGGTTATGACTGAGTTTGGGCCTATGCCCATTCAGGAAATCGATCGGCCAATGCACGTTCTATCGTGGTCGGCTGTGAATAATCGATTTGAGCTTGCTCTAAGTGGTGGTGCGTACCCAAAAGGTGCGGCGACTCTATTCCGAGTCGTGACGCAGCGAGGAGAATTTGTAGCAAGCGGACATCACCGCGTTCTCTGCGCTGACGGTAGCTATCGACGCGTGGATATGCTGGTCGCAGGTGTGAAGGTATCTGCATCTTCGCAAAGCCTTCTTCAGACCAATTTGGCCGCAGTCCCGAAATCGTGGCACGCAGGTGATCAGCATTCGAATCAAAGACTCGCAGATTCTCTGGGTCGTTATGCAGATGAAGCCCGTCAATATGGTCAACGACTTCTGACGGAAGCAGGTATCGACCAATCTTCTGTTCCGCAATCAGTCGGTGCTGGAACATCAAGCCAGTCTTCCTTGCTTGGGGATGGTCTGGCGGAGCCTGGACCAGCGCATAGCCGTCCAGATCAACAATCCTGCCAGCCTGATAGCTATGGTTCAGCTCGCCAAACCTGCCGCCGCG